TTGTAGAACTTTATAAAGCTCATACCGATGTCAGCACCTAAAGGATTATTTAAAAAGTATCTGAATGATATTTTTATTGAAACAGGAACCTTTAAGGGCGATGGAGTTCAAATGGCAATCGAAGCGGGATTTCAATATATTTATTCTATTGAGTTAAGTGATTTATTATACCAAAAGTGTTTGGAGCGATTTAGTAATATGGATGGTGTTCTTTTAATACAGGGCGATTCATCTAATAAACTGCCAGAACTTTTATCTCATCTAAATGCAACTGTTACTTTTTGGCTTGACGGTCATTATTCCGGCATTCTCGAAGGTGAACAAACGGCATTAGGCGAAGTCAATTCACCACTTATGGCAGAACTTGAGGCAATAAAGAATCATCATATTAAAACACACACTATTTTAATTGATGACCTGCGAGGGTGGAAGAAAGAGACACACGGATTTGATGTTCAGGATCTGATGAATAAAATCATTGAGATAAATCCCGACTATGTTTTTACTTTTGATGATGGTTATGATTACGAATTGAATATTACTTATCCGAACGATATACTTGTAGCAAGATGCTTATAGATTTGAATTACATCATAAACGAGTTTGTCCTTGACATAAAAGGCGTGCTTCACATAGGAGCACATACAGGAGAGGAATATCCAATCTATGTAGAGAATGGCATAACCCGGATGATATTCTTTGAACCGGTACGATCAAATTTCGAGAAACTTATTGAAGATTTACCTGTAAACATTGAAACCTATAATATGGCACTTGGAAACGAGACAGGCACAAAAGATATGTTTATTGAGACAGCAAACCAGGGAATGAGTTGTTCACTTCTGGAGCCGGGACATCACTTAATACAATATCCTGGGATATCATTCCCAAAGAAAGAGAAAGTTGATATTGATAAGCTCGATAATATATCATTTGATCGGGCAAAGTTCAATATGATTAATATTGATGTTCAGGGATATGAACTGGAGGTTTTCAAAGGTGCAACTGAAACGCTAAAAACAATAGATTACATTTATACCGAAGTTAATTTTGTTGAGATGTATAAAAATTGTTGCATCATTGAAGAACTTGACGCATTTTTGAAAGACTTTGGATTTGAAAGAGTATTAACCGATGCATCACCGAAAACATGGGGAGATGCTTTATATATAAAACAATGATAACATTCCGAAATGAATGGTTTTCAAACAGACCAAAAGCAAACGTTAAAGGAGATATAACCTTTGGTAATATTCTATTTTTCATCGCTGGCACAATAGGCATTGCCATAAAGAACGGTTATGAATATGGTTTTCCTGAATGGCATAACTCAGAATACTTTGTTAATCCTTTGCCACAAGTAAAATCAGGCAGTTACACAAAGATAGAAATTCCAGAAGGTGATTTTTGGGGGTTTAATGTGCCGGACAATAGTTCTATCTTTGGTTATATGCAGTCAGAAAAGTATTTTGAACATTGCAGTGATTTGATACGTCATTATTTCACCCTCAAAGATATGGGAGAAACATACAAAGACTGCGTTTTAATTCATTGTCGTAATTATGCCCCGATTCATCTCGCAATAGGATTCACAAATATGAGTCATGATTATTACATGCAAGCTCTTAAACACTTACCAGATCGTAGGATTATAGTAATCACGGATAACATCGAAGAGGCACGTAAAACAATCGGCCTGGATTGTGAATATATCAGCAATACACCTATCGAAGATTTCTATCAGTTAGCTCATGCCGAATACCTGATTGGGTCAAATAGTACTTTTGGATGGTGGGGAGCGTGGTTATCGGGTGCAAAAGCTGTTTTTCCCGCTGATTGGTTTCCTCATTTGCCCGTTTCGACTCGTGATGTTAATTGTAAACAATGGACTGTAATATAAATTTGATTGTGATAAACTTAATGATTAAATTTGCAACAAATTTACTGATATGATACGCTGTAAGAAAGGTAAATGTACGGTTTACTCAAAAAAAGGAAAGAAATTAAGCAAGCCAATGAGTAAGAAGGCCGCCAAAAAAAGACTTCACGAAATTGAATTCTTCAAACACAAAGACAATGGCTAAAATAACTAAAGGAGCAAAAGGCAAGATCGGGCAAAAGGTAAAAACCGAAGGTGGTTCTTTTGTTCATGAACGACAGGTAGCGCCGAAAGAGGGGTGTCGTTATATCACAAAGAAAACAAAGTCAGGAAAAGAACTGCGAATAATGTATTGCGGTAAAAAAGGCAAATTGCAATCTGTTTTAACACCGATAAAGAAAAAGAAGTAAATGGCAGAAGAAACAGAAGATATTGAATTAACTGATAAGCAGGAAAAGTTTTGTTATGAATACTGTTTTGATCTGAATGCAACTCAGGCAGCGATAAGAGCCGGTTATTCAGAAAATACAGCTCGATCTATTGCGTCAACATTATTGACAAAAGTGAACATTCAGGAAAAAATAAAGAAAATGCAAGATAATCTTGCAGAGACAGCCGGGTTAAGTCGGTTAAAAGTTATCTCAGAACATATGAAGATAGCTTTTTCTTCAATAGCCAATTTACATAATACCTGGATTGACAGAAAGGATTTTGAACTATTAACAGAAGATCAGAAAGCTTGTATTGCGGAGATTGACACAAAGATCAGAACAGAATATGAGTACGACCCTAAAACCGAGGGTAAAAAACCTATCCAGGTAGAATACGTAAAAATAAAACTTTACGATAAGCAAAAAGCCCTCGATTCTATTTCAAAGATGTTGGGCTATGATGCGCCGATAAAAATTGATGGTATTTTGAATATTCCACAATTGCCGGAAATCATAATAAAATGAGTGTAATTCAAGAGACATCTAAACCTCAAAAAGCAATATTACAAAGTACTGCCGGATTAAATTTATTTATGACCGGAACAGGAGGGGGTAAAACTTTTGTAGGAGGTATTTTATCTTATAATTTCGTAAAACATTTTCCAGAGGTAAGGGGTGGTATATTTGCCAATACTTTTGATCAGCTGAATACCTCGACTCTTTTTCGTATTCGCGAATATTGGACATCAATAGGGGTAACAGAGTGGAGTAAAGAGAATCCCTTAGGTCAATATGTTTCAGGAAAAGAACCCCCTGTAAGCTGGACGAATTGCAAGCGTAATTTTGAAAGGTTCAATAATATTATTTCTTTTTGTAATGGAGGTTTAATATTTACTGGTTCACTTGAGAATTATTGGGCACATTCAGGAAAGGAAATGGGATGGTGTTTGCTCGACGAAACAAAGGACACGGCCGAAGAGGCGTTAAAAGAGGTTATTATTACCAGGCTAAGACAGCCGGGAATGTATATCGTAAATGGCAAAGCAATTGATGAAGGAAATCAATCGCAACAATGGAATCCCCTTTATTGCCTTACATCACCAGCTAAGACTGATTGGTTAGGCATTCTTTTTGAGCTCGACAGTTTTGCTGAAGAGATTACACAAAAGATATTTTCAAAGACAGAGTTTTTTGAAAGAGAGTTTAATGATAAAAAAGTGGTAATCGGATCCACTTATCATAATGTAAAAAACGTAGGTGAAAATTACATAAATAAAATCTTTGCTACTAATTCAGAAGAAAGAGCCAGGGCATTAGTTTATGGCAATCCTTTTTCTATTCTTGGTGGTGAATATTATTCATCATTTAATCGATTAGAACATGTTGAACCATGTAAATACGATCAGAATAAACCTATTCACATATCCTTCGACCAAAACTCAGTGCCTTATAATTCCGCAGTTATATCACAATTTGAACTTAAAGACGGTATTTGGTGGATAAGATACATAGATGAGATTGCACTCGAAAACCCACGCAACTCAACAGAAGAAGTATGTGAAGAGTTCGCAATGCGTTATCCACATCATAAAGCAGGACTTTATTATTACGGTGATGCATCCGGTCACGCACGATCAACAATGAGCAAAGAGTTTAAACATCATTACCAGGTTGTTGAATTTAAGTTAAGAAAGTATCTTGTTTCCGGCAGCGACAGAACATTAGTAAGTAATCCATTAATTTTGAAACGTCGTGATTTTATAAATCGTATCTTTGAAAATAAATTACCGATAAGAATAAGGATTGATGAAAGTTGCAAACATATGATAAACGACTTCATGTATTGTAAACAGGCGGCAGATGGGACAAAGGATAAACATATTGTCACCGATAAGCTCACAGGTGATAAATATCAGAAATACGGGCATGTTTCGGATGCAACTGAGTATCAGATAGTTGAGGCTTTTAGAAACTTATATGATGCATAATTAATAAGCATAACAATGGATAAAGAACTTGGATTAATCACACTGACAAAGATTGTCAAAGATAATATAAAACACCAGGACTATGAGCGAGTGACAAAACTTGCAGATACGTATTATAAAATGATCTCCGGTGATGGTATCTGTGATCTATTACATCAGATAACTAAACGAGAGACAAAGGAAGAGTTTGAGATGCGAAAAGCAATAACCAACTCGGTAATCCCTCCGACACTCGCATCAACTAAGTTACCTTTCCAAAAGGCTGTAAGAACAAAAGCACTATCTCGTAAAATAGATTGGGAGAATGGAGGCAATGAGAATTTAAAGGCCGAATTGGACAAGATTATTGGTAAATATTGGGGTGATGCATCACTTGAAAAGTTCTTTGAATATGCGTTTGTTGATTATAACTATATTGATCCTAACGCTTTTCTTATTACTGAGTTTGATGAATTCGACCCGAAGAAAGAGAAAGCTAAACCTTATCCGTTTGTTGCCACATCGACACAATGCATAATGTTTGATATGCATAATAACATACTTGATTATCTTGTTGTTGAACTACCGATAAAATATAAGACTGAGGATGGTGACAAAGATGGCAGTAAATACACTATCTATCTGGGCAATGATACAATTCAGTTTGTACAGGTAGAAAGCAATAAAGGACTTGGCGAAGAGGTCATTACTATCGAGATTAATAATAACTATTATGTTGTTCAATACTTCATCCCTGGTGATAAGAAAGTCCCAGCACGAAGATTTGGCTATAAGCGTGACGCACAAACACAAGGAAGAACTTTTGTAAGTTGTTTTCATGATGTCATCCCTTATCTGAATAAAACTTTAAAGATTGACAGTGAACTCGATTTGTCAACTGCAATGACGGCTTTTCCTCAAAGATTTATGTATGTTGATCCCTGCCCGGAATGCCATAAAGGCACCATGCCGGACGGTTCGACTTGTAAGGCTTGCGGTGGCACTGGCAAGCGTGCACCTCACAGCTCTACTATGGACATTATCACAGTTGATATGCCACGTGTTGCGGATGATATGATTGATCTTGAAAAGATGCTTGTTTACAAAGCACCTCCAATTGAATTACTTACTTTTCAAAAAGATTATATTGCAGACCTGAAGGCGAGTGTATTTCTTGGGATGTTCAATAAAGAGTTATTAACACGTAATGAGCTTGTAAACACTGCAACCGAGGTAAATATCACTGAGGACAATATGAATGATACCCTACATCCTTTTGCACAGGCACTTTCAACAATGTGGGTTTCTACTGTCTGGGATATTGCGACATTTACAGACTTCAATAAATCGGGTGACATAATCCTGCAACATCAATATCCTAATGACTTTAAATTTAAGTCCCTTACTGATCTTATGGGAGAACTCACAGCAGCTAAAACAGCCAATGCCTCTACTTCAACTATTGCAGCTATCGAAGATGACATTAACGAGAAGTTATATGCTGACCGTCCCGAAGAACTGAAGATAATACGCATAAAGAACGCATTTAACCCATTCAGAGGCTACAATGAGGAAAATATAAGGCTTCTCATAGCTCAGGGTCTAACAACTCATTTTAATGCCGTCCTATGGTCAAATCTTGAAAGTATCTTTAATGAACTTGAACAGGAAAGCGAAGCCGGTAAATGGATATATGATTTGTCTGAAGATTTGATTCGTGAGAAAGTCAAGGCAAAAACAGAAGAGTATATAAAAGCAATGGATAGTGAGAAACCAGCAGAGCCGGTTGTTAATCTTGGATCAGATCAAACAGAAACTAATATAAATACAAATACAAATGGAACAGAATAAGTGTTTTAATTGTGTGTACTGCAAACAAACATCTACTTGTATGAAATGCAGGCACAAAGATAAAAAAATAAAAGGTAAAAATTGTGATGTATTGGGAAGAGGTGATTATTGTTATCCACACATTTACGATGATTGTGATTGTGGTGGATTTAAGCAAAAAAAACAATGAGATTTTCAATTATAATGGCCTCCACGCTTGCATCTTATCTCGGTGCAGCATCCAGACGTGATGAAAAGATAATTCGTGCAATTAACAGCGTAATTAATCAGACATTTCAGGATTGGGAGTTGATAGTTGTTGCCGATGGTTGTCAAAAGACGGTAGATATTGTTTCTCAATATACTGATCCACGCATTTCAGTTGTCAAGATCGATAAAAGGCCTCTTTGGGATGGTGCGCCACGAAACAAAGGTATTGAACTGGCAAAAGGTGAATTTATCACTTATCTCGATAACGACGATTGTCTGGGTGAAAATCATTTGCAGATAATCAATGACAATCTTAAAGATTATGATTGGGTGTATTATGATGATTGGACATTACAAGGCAGTGATTGGCTCCCACGTCATTGTGATATACGTAAGATAGGAATGAATGGCACATCAAATATAACGCATAAGAAGTCATTAGATATGACTTGGGCGCATCGTGGTTATGCGCATGATCATTATTTCAATGAGAAACTAAGATTGCATTTGAACTACGGGAAGATACCGGCAGGTGAATATTTTGTGTGTCATATGCCGAATGGGGGAATAGATGTGTAGCAATAAAATAAAAAGAAAATGATAGCAGAGATTATTAATGGTATTTTGGAGGTTTATCCTAAAAGCGAAACAGAAGAATATGCATTGGATCAATGGGCAAAAGAGAATATAAATTGTTCTCAACAAGCGAATGCTAAAAACATTGGATTAAATTCATACGTAAAATATAAACGCTCATTATGGAATAGATTTAGACTATGGATGCATAATAACAGAATATTAAAAATGTACTAATGACCGGACTTTGCGTAAATTACAATACTCCCGGTCTTCTTGACCGTATGTTGTCGGGCCTGAGAAAGTTCTATTCTTTTGATATGATTGTGGTGGATGGATCTGATAAGGTTCATTTTCCTGATGTTGAAAAGGTAGTTGAAAAGTATGATAATGTTGAACTTCATCATTTCGGTTATAACATTCATCACGGGCCGGGACTTGATTATGGGATAAAGTTTATTGAAGATGAAAAGATAATGGTCATTGATTCTGACATTGAAATCTTTAAAGGTGATCTTATCGAGTTAATGGATGAACAACTAAAGTCAGACAGTTATGGTATTGGAGATGTTCAGTTTGTGAATGTCAAGGGCTATAATGTGCATGGTGAGGTTAAAAAAGGCAGTTTGCGTGTCATCCCTTATCTTCATCCGGCTTTTATGCTCATTAATCGTTCAATTGCCTTACAATGGCCTATGCCAATTAAACACGGTGCGCCAATGATTGAGACAATGATTTCAATTCATATGAATGACGGGCCGCAGTTACAGGAATGCGAAATAGTTACACATGATTTCAGGGAGAGAGGTTATATTTATCACGATTGGAGGGGGACAGTTGACCGGACGGGTGGTTATCATTTAGAAAAAGTAAGATGAAATACGATCTTATCATAGTATCTCAATCAAAAGATCAGGCATTAATCACAATGACACAGAACGCTATTAATACGTGTCTTTCTGATGGTGCTGATGTTAATGTTATTCTTATTGAAACCTACCAACCTACGCATTACGATTATGTTAATGAATACATCAACTACACCGGAGAGTTCTGTTATAATCGTGCCCTTAATATGGGTATTGAGAAGGCTAAAGGAGATGTATTTATTTTGGCGAATAATGATTTATTATTTCAGCCGGGATGGTCAACTATTGGGTATTCAATGCAACTTAATAACTATCTGAGTGCATCAGCTCTGAGTAACGATGTACATCAGAAATGTTTTAAGCGTGGCGATTATTCTTACGAAGGATACGGGATAGGATTACAACTTACTGGATGGTGTATCTTTGTTGCACGTGAATGTATTGAGAAGATAGGTAAACTTAGTGAGACACATCAATTCTGGTTCTCTGATAATGATTATGCCGATCAACTCCGGGCGCAAAACATTGTTCATGCACTTATCTGCAATGTAACAGTCATGCATCTTGGAAGTCGCACACTTGCAAAAGCAACATATAAACAACGTTATCAATTTACTCATGCCGAAAGAAAAAAGTTATACAAGCCTACTCGCACGCATATATAAGCGCAACTATGAAGACATAGGAATGTTCTTTTTTATCGAGGGACAACGGCAGATAGTACCGGCTATTACGATTGAACAGGCCATTTATAACTACTTTCGTTTCATGAACATTGAAGACTTTAATTATGAGAGTGCTTTAACAACATATTCACGCATGAAAAAAGAATACTATGAAGCTGCCAAGAAGGATAAGTGAGATACTCGACAAGAAAGAGAAGTTTCTTTTGTCACGTGAAGAGAGGCTTAACTCTGTCATCTCAAAGATGCAGGATCAACTTCTTTCAAAAGTCACTGCTGAGATTATTCCTAAACTTGATATCACGGGAGGTAAGATAAAGAACACACTTAATAATTATCGCTTATTGCAGTCGCTCGATAAGATGTATAAGGACTTTGAGAACGGCTCGCGTCTGGCGTTTGTCACTGAGATAGGAAATACTACTAATGGCATTGCGGCACTTAATAAGTCTTTCTTTACTTTATCTATGGGATTGGAGTTACCGGAGTTATTTGAGGCAATAGTTGCAGATACATCAAAGAAAATCGGTTTAAGATTAGGCTTGTCAGGTGGTAATATCGTTTCAGGTGGTTTTCTTGAAACACTTATCAAAAACGAAGGATTACTTCTGGAGTTAAAGCAATTTATGGCTCAGTCTGTCACATCACAGATGCCCATGAAATCATTTATCAATGGCATGAACACTCTGATAACAGGTTCCGGCACTGAGACAGGTGGCATAGAAAAACAGTTTAAGCGTTATGCACATGACATCTATATGCAATATGATAGTGCTTATGCCTCAACGCTTGCCGATAAAGTAGGTATGCGTTACTTTGTTTACCAAGGCGGGCTTATTGAAGATTCACGTGACTTCTGCGTAGCACATAATAACAAAGTATGGAGCATCACAGAGGCCGAAGATTGGATTAACTGGACACCTTCAATTGGTGACTATCCGGCGGGTTATAAGATCAAATCAAAACATCCCGAAGATGTACCGTCATATCTTGACTATCCTGGTTATTCACCTTTGATAGACAGGGGTGGTTATAACTGTCGTCATTATATCGGCTTTATTATGGATGCATTAGCTTATAAATTAAGACCTGAACTAAAAAATGAATAGGATAATTATATTATCATTTGTTTTACTGACTGCATGTAATTTTCATGCTCCGCTATATGTTGAAAGATACGAATATGATAAACGTACAGTGGGTATTTATTATGAAGAGTATCTCGATATTGATCTTTGCTCTGCTAATGGACGTTTCATAGCTATGAAATTAACTACCCATAATCTATTAAGGGTTGTTGATGAAAAGGGAGAATGTATTATGTTCGATGACTCAAATCAATTCATAAACCATATGAGCAAAAGAGGCTATAAAGTTACTTTTAAGGAAAGCGGCAGACTTGACACACATTATACTTTTAAGCGATGAACTGTCTTGAATGTTGTCTTCATCAATGGTTACTTATGCCAGATTTTCGACTTTGGTATAATGCTGATCATGTTGTTATAATTGAGCCGGTGATTGACTTAGCGGACAAGGGATATTTACCCTTAGAGCATTTCGGGGAAGATCATTTCCTGACATCTTTTGCGCTCGATCAGGATTTCAGAGAGATTTTGCATAATTATTTTCATAAAACTGATATAAATCATTGTATAATAAAATAAATTTGCTATTGAGTTATTAATTAATTAATTTTGACAAAACATTTTAAGAATGGCACAGGAAAAAATCAAATGTTTGGTGAACGGCAAAATAAAAGAGCTTTCACCTGCGGGCTTTGAGATGGCAAAAGAATATTTCGGAGCCACACTGATAAGCGACAACATCGCAGAGATACCAATAGAACTCAGAAAACCGCTGATTATCCCAAAGAAAAGACTTGAAGTTATTGAGAAAGTACCCATTCCGGAAGAAATAAAAAAGCCGGATGTTGAGGTAATTATTGCTCCCGAAGCAAAGGAGATACCGAAAACAGAACCTATTGAACAGGCAATACCTGAAATCAAAAAAGAAGTTGTTGCGCCGGTAAAAAAACCTGTTAAACGTAATCCACGTAAGAAATGAAAGAGATAACTTCAAAGAAAACAAAACATACGCAGGTCATCTCTGACGAATCCTGGATGTGGCTTGTTGCAAATGGGCGTGATAATCGTTACACGGTTGTTGATATACCTGAAAAGATAATCAAGAAACCTAATCTTGATACAGAAGAAATAATTCAACCAAAAATAACAAGAACACCAAAAACAGAAAAAAAAGATGACTGATTCTGAAAAGAAAATATTGGAGGGTTTTTTGTCGAAAACCTTAAAGATCGACTCCGAGGACATGGCTGGCCTTTATAACGAAGCCGGGGAACTAATTACATTGGATAAAACAGCAGAGGCTGATGCCTTACGAATCAAAAAGCTGAAAGGCGATTCGGCTGATCAATTCAAAAGAGGCTTAAAAGAAGGAGCCGAAAAGATTGAGAAGGCTGTTAAAGACAAATATGGAATTGAGTCCGATAATATTGGGGTCGAATTAATTGATGAAATTTTAGGAGCAAAAATCGAAGAGGTGAAAGGTGCAGGAGAGGACATTTCTAAACACCCGGAAGTTCTGAAGATGAAACTTGAAAATGATAAACTGTTAAAAGCAAAAGATAAAGAGTGGCAGGGCAAGCTTGACGCACTGAACCAGGATTTTGAAAAGAGATCCATTAAGTCAGAGGCCGCAAAGATAGCACTTGCAGAATTACGCAGGAGAAAACCTATATTGCCTAAAAAACCTGAAAAGGTACAGACATGGGAAGATACCTTCGTAAAGAGAGTGCTTGAAGCAGAATATCAGAAACAAGGTGATACAATAGTTGTATTAAGGGATGGCAAGCCTTTGCAGGATGAACACGGATATACCGTTACATATACTGATTATGTTAATTCAGTAGCTGACGACATGTTTGAGTTCTATGAAGCAGAGGATCGCAGTTCATCCGGTAACAGACAACAGAGTGGATCAGCAGCCCAGGAAATCATCATTAAAGACAAAGCTGACTTTATTGAAAAGAGTCGCCTCGCAAAGACCCCGGAAGAGAGAATTAAAATCGCGGAGTCTTACGAAAAAATTAAACAATGAGTGAAATTGGACATGTTGACTGTGGCTATTTAGCTATGGTACAGGCAAAGGAAGACCAGATTTGGGTCGATCCTATTCAGAAAGTTGATCTTCAGGCTGATGTGGAAAGTGCAAAAGCACTTCTGGAGAATCAGCAAGTGAAATTTACCGAAATTACAGGTAAAAAGAAACGCATATTAAGCGTGGAATGGCAGCAGAAGTGCGATGTTACTACAACCGCATGTACTACTGATTGCGACATTGAGGGTGAGGATGTTGAACCTCAGTGTAAAGAGTATGAAATTGAGTGTTTGCGTGAATCGAAGTTTCAGGTATCCGACCGTGTTTACAGGGAGAGGACTATTGAAGCTCAGGAAGCTATCGCACTCAATATGCTATATGCAAAGAAAGCACTTGACGAGTGGCTTGCTCAGTACATTGTAACCGGTATTCATGCCAATGCAGGAACAAATCTTTATACAGGTGGTGTCGGTACGGTTGCAGGTGTAACCACGACTATCCCGGCTCAGTATTGGGATGATTCTGTTTTCGGTTATTTCAACCGTGTCATCAGAGGTAATAAGTTTAAGAACCCTTATCTATTGACAGGTGATAACCTTTACCAGTTACTTTTCAACCGTCAGCATGAGGCAATGACAGAAGCCGGTAAGGCTGCAATGTCAAAGATCGGATCTATTAGTAAGATTTATGTTGACCCTGAGAATGTTGAAACAATCGCTGCCGGACATACTTTCTTACTTCACAAAACCGCTGCCGCTTTCATCAACAAGGCATGGAATCCAACAGGAGCTGCCAATGCAGAACAGAAAGCAGGTAACTACTGGTTATGGTCAGAACCTTCGGCAAATATACCGGGGATTATGTATGACATCGTTATGAAGGAAACTTGCGCCGACAATGATTTTGTTCAGGCCTACAAGGTACAGCTTCACGGCGTATTCGCTACCAATCCTTATCCATGTGATGAAGATCAGACAGGTATATTGAGCTTTGTATGTGCTTAATTAAAACATAATGTTTAAGTATAGTTGAAAGGATAGTCTTATTTTTGATTATCCTTTCAATATTTAAAAGCTATGGAACAGAGATGTAACTGCGGCAAAAAGAGGCCGCCCAAAAAATAAGAGATGAGTGTACCTGTATGTTTTGAGGAAATTATAGGACTGACACGCACGGTAGATGCCTGTTCAGACGCATATAATATAAGCGTTTCAGATAGTGGTTTGTTTCTTGATGAATTACCGGGATTAAGCCTTCGCATCTTATCCGGAACTGACAACTCCACTACGATAATGGAAAAATATGAACGCGCCAAAGAGACAGCGATAAACTCATTTAAGACCGATGCATTACAGGCTATTTTTAAGTATAATGAACCACGTAGACAGCGTTTCTCAGGTGATATAGGCGGTAAGGGTTTTACCCGTTTACTCGATTCAAATGTTTATTATGGACAAAGGATGTTTTCTGATATACGTGGTGCGACTTTTACACTTCGCGGCGTGTCGCTTATTCTTAATACTACTGAGGCCGTTAATCTTCAGATTTACGATGATTATGATCTTTTATATACGCTTCCTCTCACATCTCAGGCAGGGAGGCCACATCGTACAGATATTGCTGCACTTGAATTAGAATTAGATACAAACTATTATTTTCTGATTAGTCCGGCAGGTTTGCCTTATTCTAATAAACTAACCTGTGGATGCGGTGGTTATCATTGGTGTTTCAATCAGGATCCCGGACATACGTGTTATAAGACTTCTCGTGACGGGTGGACTAACTGGGCAATGATAGCAGGTGTTCAGGGTGACACACTCGCTGATCGTGCTGACTGGACAACTGTAAAGAATGCTAATGGCATGATCTTACACGGTAATTTTAACTGTAATTTCTTTGATGCATTTTGTTCTGAGGAAAGTGACTACGAGAATAATGATGTTGACAAAGCTATTGCCTGGGCTATCCTTTATCGCACTGCAATGTTTATGGTGAATTATATCATCAATACCGGAGAGATAAGTCGTTATACTCTTTTAGGCAATGAGGCACTTAATGAATCATTAGTACAGTTTGCCGATCGTTATGCAAATATCATTGAATACATCGCACAGAACATATCTATTGATCGTAACGACTGCTTATGTTGTAAGTCACCTATGGGAATGGGTAAAATGAGGCAGATGCTATGAAAAGCGAAGAGGCAATAAAGATGATGAACAAAGTGCAGACTGAAACAGTTGATGAGTTCGGTGTTATGATGCTTCAGGTTGCCTCTACTGCTAACACAATGATTAAAGCACGTATCACAGAGAAAGGATTAAATGCCGAGGGTGCAAAGTTTCCGGATTACTCACCACGATATAAAAAGTTCAGAGAAGCTAAAGGTCGACAGACTTCATTTGTTGATTTTGCTTTCACTGGTAATATGTGGAGCAATGTAAAGGTAGTTAGTTCTGACAGTGAACATAAGAAAGGACTTGCACGCATAAGTACAACAACGCAGGATGCAGAAGATAAATTATCGGGTAACACCGAAAAAAAAGGAACGATCCTCGATCTTAATAAAGAGGAGATTAATGAACTCTCAAAACAAATGGAGGATGCTCTTGTTGAGATATGGCATAAAAACGGGTTATGAACAATAAGATAGCAAATATCGTTGTAGGTTATATTGATGGTCTTTCCTGGATTGACAAGCTTGCAGGTATGACGCAGATAGCAAAGATCAATCAGAGGTCAGGCGAAACAGCTGTTTCAAAGACGTTTCCTATTTCATGTCAAATGGCCTTTGATAACTCGTGTGCTGATGAATGTTATGAAGATTTGATGCCTAACTCAAAATACAAGTCAGTAGTTTATTTTGAGGATGGTGGTTTTACCTTCTCCCGACAGGAAGGCAATAAAATGTATTATGAGAGTTCTATTCGTTTAGTTGCATGGTTAAATTATAAACTCATTGGTGAAGGTGGTTGCGGTACAACTGGAGATTTCATCATTGATATACTCAAAGTCTTACCCGATATTCCCGTGAACGTCGGGAATATGCTTGGTTTTCGCGTATGGATGGCTTCGCAAGTTCCGCGCGGATTTGAGATATTTAGCAAATATACTTTTGATGAACCACGCACACAGCTATTAATGTTGCCGTATGATTACTTTGCACTCGATCTGAAAGCAACGTTTTACATAATTCCTGACTGCTTCAGGGGAAAGGACACAGGATGCACGAGTTGTCAATGATAGTAAGGGTTTCAGTGATTTGTTATGTGATTGTGATTCTCATGAATCCTGGGATGATATTCTATCCTTATTACAAACTGATAGACAAACTACCGGATATACTTTATAAGCCTTTGGGTGGCTGTCTGATGTGTTTTTGCGGGCAGGTTGCGCTCTGGACATATCTTATAACACATTTTCATAATTATAACTTTTTTGATCATGCGTTTTTTATTTCAGCATGTATCGCACTTGCAATGTTAATAGACAAAATAATAGATTATGACGCTTAGAGAAATAGATTTTAAAGATAAGAAATTTGAATGTGGGGGCCGTACATTTTATGTTCAGGACTCTTTATCGTTTAACCGTTATCGGGAGCTGCAGAGGCTTTCTATTGAGTTTGGATTCTCTACCACATTTATTGATCTGTTCAAAAATATAAATAAATGCTATGACTTTGTACAGACCAATAAAAATTGGGGTGATCTGGCCGTTACACTTTATAATGTGATGGTAGGCATTTCTAAGTTGGAAGAGAAAGAAGATCCGGCCCTGAGACTTTGCGCCCTGTTTATTAACGAAAAGGACGAAGATGTTACGGTTATCGATGAACTTAAAATGAAGGATAAGATAGAGTGCTGGAGTAAGGAGCTTTCGGTTAACCCTTTTTTTCAATTGGCAGCCAGCTATGTGAACGGTTGGATGCCAGCTTACGAGGTCACTACCCGCATTATTTCCAAAGCACGAAAGACGAAGGAATAAAAAACATATATAAGGAACTTGTTAATAATGAGAAATACTGGAACGATCTTTTATATGTAGTGTGCGGAGGTAGTTCAACCGAGATAGACCGGTTGTGCAGGTTTGATGTGTTTGAATTTTTTGGTTTCATAAACAATTTTGAAAAGCGGAATAATGCCAAAGATAGAACTCGAAATAGTAGCAAATAACAGCCAGTACATCGCTTCCACGAAGCAGGTAGAGCAGGCCACTCAGTCTATGCATGATACCGCTTCGCGTGGCGCACAACGTGAAAAGGGACTTATTGAAGATTTGGTTGATGAAATCGATAAGTTGAAAGAGAAGCGAGATAAGGCAAATTCAATAGAAAGTATATCAAAATACAATAAAAAACTTCAAGAGGCAAAGAAAGACCTGAAAGAATATGAAAATGCCGGACTTTCTGCTAATCAAAAGATTGAGAAGTCAGGCAACTCTATGTTAAAAGCCGCTGGCAAGTGGGTGTTGGGATTTGCTTCGGTGACTGCTGCCATAAAGGTATTTAAAAAGATAGTAGAAAGTACCGACACTACGGCAGATGCTTTTAAGCGTACTATATCTGGTGTTAGTTTTGCATCAAAAGAATTATTCAGAACAATCGCATCTGGTAGTAATTCAATGGATGGCCTTGTTACAAGAATGAAACAGGCTTTTAAGGCAGGTCAGGAATATTCAGAGACGCAGGAATATATAAATGACCGTGAACGTGAGTTAATCTTGAAAGAGGGACAAAGAAAGGGCGTTCTTGCCGATCTTGCAAAAATTTATCGTAATACTGGATTAGTTGGAGTAGAAGGATATAAAAAAAGAGAGGAAGCGGCATTAGAATATATCAGGGTAGCTCAAGAGGGGGAAAAAGAAGCCATTGAGGTAATGAAGATCAGATTAAGTAATGAACTTATGCTTGCCAGACAGAGCATAGGGCTTAACAAGGAGATTACTGATAGCATGACGCAAAAAGAAAAGGATATCGCTAATGCAAGCAATGAGGCTACAAATCAAATGATAATGAATAACCTAAATAGTGCCAAACTATTTGAGGAAAACAAGGCTGCCGTTGAGGCGTATAGGCTTACCTTGGAGAAACTTAACCAGGAGTCTAATAAAACAGAATTACTGCCGGGTGAAGTAGCCACTCCGGTGGCTGTTCTCGGCGATCCTGCTTTAATAGCACAATATAATAAACAGATAGCCGAAACACCACAATTAATAAAAGACATATCAAATCAAACAAAAGATTGGGGACGGGTTGATGATACGGTAAGAGATAGAGTTGTGAAGTCTATGGATGCAATCCAACAAAAAGAGAATGAGGTAAAGATGGGTACCATCAGAGCTAATACAATGGCCGAATTATCAGGCAGAAGACTTGCAGAAGAAGAGGGTAAGAATGATGAAGAAAGACTTGCGAAACTTGATGAATTTTTAAAGGCATCTCTTAAACTTCAGGAAGACTATGAAAAACAACAGATAGATAATCTTGAGGGGGAAGAAAAAATTAAGGCCGAAAAGGAGTATCAGTTAAAACAGATTGCACTTTTACAGGCACATCTTGAATCATTAGGAACACTTACGAAAGACCAATATGATCAATTAGACTATTTACGCAGACGGGCAAATGAAGACGCAGAACAGGCCACATTTGAATATCAGATAGCAGAACTGGAGAAAGAACAGGAACAGACTGATGCAATAATTAAGTCCAGAGAGGAACGCGCTGCAAGGATAAAAGACCTTGAAAAACAGATACAAGAACAGGCCATTGATTTACTTGGGGATAACGAACAGGCGAAACTTGATCTTCAGATACAATACGCAGAGGAGGAGATGAAAGCAATATCTGCAAAGATAATGTCGGGAGCAGGAACAAAAGAAGATTCATTATTATACACTCTCTTAAGTCTTCAGATAAAAGGATTAATAAAGCGCAAGGATGAATTAGCGAATGAGGCAAAAGGTTTTTCTATATGGAAGTTATTCGGATTAGAAGATAATCCAGAAGCTCAGGATGCCTTAAGGAATGCAATGAGAGACGCGGTAAGATATATTACCGATGCATTAGATGATATTTATAACGCACGTGTTGAGGCCGCACGTAATAATTTAAGCCTTATTGAAGATGAAATCTCTCAGACTCAGGCTGCACTTGACTCAGAAATTGAGTTAATGAAATTAGGTTATGCAAATAATGTTGAAGCAAAAAAACAGGAACTTGCACAGTTAAAAATAGAGCGTGAAAAGGCACTCAAAGAAGAGTCAGACGCTACAAAGGCACAGTTAAAATTTGATAGTGCAATGCAGGTTTCAGGACTTATAACTGCATCGGCAAACATATTTAAGGCACTTTCCAAGGTTCCAGTTGTAGGTATTCCTTTGGCTATAGCATTAATCGCAACTATGTTTGGAGCATTCTCAAAAGCACGTAAAGACGCAGCAAAGGCCGCATCATCAGAGACAAAACTTGCAAAAGGTGGTTCGGGTACTGTTACGGGTCGCACACACGCAGAGGGGGGAGAGCATTTCCTTGACCATGTTGAAGTCGAACGTGGTGAGGCGTGGGGTGTTCTTTCACGTCCTGCAACAAAAAAATACGGAAAGATATTTTCTGAGATGGTCAACTCATTTAATAAAGGCAGGTTGCCGGTAATGAATAACACTGTTATTGTTGACACTGATAAGACAGTCGATAAACTTGTTAGTGTGAACGGTCAATTAGTCAAGTTAAATAAACACTTCTCAAATCAAAAAGAGATACATCAGTTTCCAGGAATGAGAATTGAAAGATCAGGACATAAGACACGAATTATAAGACATGTATAAATTTTATGTCACCATATTGTCATCGGTTGTCGAGGTTCATCCTTTGAACTTCAATCAGACAACTATCAACTATCAGAAAGAAGATGGTCAGATATTTTATAGGAATAAATTTAACGGTACTCTTCGTTTTTATGGTGATGACTTTGAACTCTTTAATCTTGTGGAGATTGTTGATAATTGCCAACAATTGATGTTTGAGATAAAGAGACGCATCTCTGGAACTGATACTTACGAGACTTACTGGTTAGGTTATTTTTCAACAACAGAAGGGTCTTTTGATTTGGATAACTGCACTTTTGATGTCACGCCATTGACGTATGATAATTACATGGTCTTTGATGAACATGGCGATGACGAATATAATATTCTTGACATACCGACCTCAGTAACAACGCATGTAAATTACAACACATCATATACTTATACTCGAAATAGGTGGTTAATGGATGTTATCGAGTTTTTGGCTGATAAGATTGTGCCCGGAATAAATGTGAGCAGCATCATATTAGACTCAACATATAACTATCTTACCGGTGGTGATAATGTTTATAATCTTCTCACCATAGCGCAAAAGTCAGACATAAAAAGACCGACTTCATCAAATCCTGCGACAATAGCAATGCTCAGTTATAATGAGTTGATGGATATTCTCAAAATGATGAATCTCTATTGGAAATATGATGGGGCAACTTTAACTATTGAACATATAAGTTGGTTTGATAATGCGGCAGGTATGGATATTCGCACTCAGAAGATAGCACAAAAAAGTAATAAATATTCATACAGCAAAGATAAGATGCCAAAGTATGAGAAGTTTTCTCACATGGAGGCTGGTAATATTAACTTTCTACCCGGAACTATCTATTATGATAGTATGTGTGTCAATCAGGACTCAAAAAGCAATATATCTGAATATTCAAATAGAGTGACTACCGATGTTGAATATATCATAGAATGCATGCTAAGTGATGACACCACTTCAAATATCTCAGATGAAGGATTTGTTATCCTGGCTAATCATGCCGCAGGAGGTGGCAGTTATGATGTTTATGTAGGTACTGCTTTTGAGAATAACGACGTAAAATTCAATAATTATCTTTCCTGGAGTTATCTTTTTAGAATGTTTTTCATGCATGACCGGGTTCTTATGGACGGATATATGAACACCGAATTAATGGATTTTATTAGTGTGCGAAAGACAAAGAAACAGAAAGTTAATGCTATTGTATGCCGTGATAATGCTTTTGATCCCGAAGAATATTTTACTACTGAATTAGGGGAGACTTATTTTGGTGGACAAAAGGGATTTGTAGAAAATTGTTCATTAAAGCCCTCTGGCGAAGCTGAATTATCACTCGAATACGGAGAGGACGAAAATACACTTATAACCGTTCCCGCACCTATTAAAGTAATTCATGTTGTCACATCAGACGGGTTGACTGTTAAGGTTTATCTCTCCGAAAAGAATCCTTATACGACAATATTCTGGTTATGGCTCGACGGCGGCACTTGTCAGGAAATATCAATATCTGCGGGCGTTACATATCACACCGAGGCACTGGATATCACACCTCCGGCAACGACTGAGTTTATTCTTGATGATCCTTCGACAACCGGATGGACATTTTACTGGAATGATAATGAGCCAATTGTTGAACCTCACGTTCATATGGGTTGCGGCCCGGGAGTGCCTCCTGCTATCCCTGCGGCTCCTGTGCTTTCAACAGTTAATCAGTCAGGGCCGTGTCAACCGATAAGAGCTACATGGGCCGCTTCTGCAGGAGCAACATCTTACCAAGTATATCGTAAGCCCGATGCGTACATGGTAGATGCTTATGGCATTGTCGCCACTGCTTACGGCGTATTTTGGGATGACGTACAGGCAGGACTTGAAGATGCAACAACATTCTATTATAAAGTTAAGGCATGTAATATATCGGGTTGTTCCGCTGATTCTAATGAGTTAAATAAAACATCTACCTGCTGATGTCAGAGATAGTTATAAAAACAAAAACAGAAGTACAGCCTTTTATGGCATACAAATGCAATGTGTCTAATTCACGTGCATTGAACTGTTGCGCTTATCTCATTACTGACACTCTTTCACTTTTGCCATTTCAGATTATCTCTTTATCCCCTTTTGAAAAGTTTGAGATTTCGCCGTATGGTGAGGATGATTGGACCGAAATTGATCTGGATATTGATGAATATTATTATGATGGTTTTTATTTCATCTCTTATCATGGGCAAGCACTCGATACACCCTTGACGTGTGGTAATTATGATGCACGACTAACGGCTGCTGATGTTTGGAACTTTGAGCCTTTCTCAGTTGAGGATTTCGACACAGATACTAATCTCTATACAAAAAGAGACGATCTAATGTTACCTCTAAAGTTTTCTGAACAACAACTTGAAACACTACCCATTATTGCACCTTGTGATTCGTTTTTGCCTTTTATGTTTGTTACTGAAAACGTATCAGTTGATCCGGTTGTTTATCTTTATGACGAAGATTGCACAGCTACCGAATTAACAGACTTTGATCTTACCGTTCAGACTATTGATGGTAAAACATATTACACACACATGGGAGAGTGTTTTTATCCCTTCCTTGATTGTGGTCTTTATAAATTAGAAATTGTTGACGGTGAACATTCATATTTTTCTGTATGGTTTGAGGTTGAATGTGGACTAGAAGATATACCAGATGGTTTTCATGCTGATGTTGATGCTGATGGTCATGTGGTCAGGGATGCGAATTGTGAAATAATAGTGGATAGTTGTATTGATCCGGATATTACTGTGGTTACAACTAAATCGGGGACATTCACAATGAGTTTAAAAGGCAGTGGTACTATTTATATATATTGGGGTGACGGCATATCTGAATATATTGTATTAACTCTTGTACCGCAAACTATAAATCATGTTTATTCTAATGGTGGGAATATTGAAATAATCGGAGCTACCGGAGTGACATATTTAGAGGCAGGGGGTGGGCAGAATATTACGTCTTTTTATATTAATCCATTATGTGACATTTCTGAATTAAATCTTAGTGGTAATGATTTAACAGAGATTAACTCAATATTAATAAGTCTTGATTCAATGGCAAGAAATGATCAAAGTATTGATTTAAGTGGCGGAACAAATGCAACACATTCAGGAACCGGAACAACGGCTTTTAATAATTTAGTAGCACGAGGGAATGAAGTAATAGTAAATTAACATGAATAAGTACCTAAAAATAGAATATTGGAATACCTGCGACCTGGGATCGATATATTATCAAGGTGGGTTTAAACCTCGTTTTTATCTCGATGCAGATGTAGGTGAACCATTTTATGAAGAGACAGAAGATGGCCAGGAAAACGGCGACGGTGATTTCGTACCGACTTTCCGCAGACAGATAAAGAAGTATCTCATTAAGACAGGACTTTTGCCGGAGTTTTTAATAGATGCTATCAAACGCATGGAACTACATGATAACGTATGGTTAACATTTAAGACCGGAGAGATTGAACAGATATTTAACGTGTCGGTAGAATATGAATGGGCCTTTGAAGAAAAATACTACGCAATGGCAACTATCACTTTTGATATGAACGAACGCATTGCTATTGGTTCATGTTGCGATAACCTAACAGTAGAATAAAACATTATGTTTATATGTATATAGATATGTAGATGTAAATTTGATTAATATTAAAAGACACAGAATTATTGAACATTAACTTAAATATCTGATTATGAGCGTTTTATTGCTTCCTACCTGTCCTACGAGCTGCGCAGGTTCACTGCCAGCGGTAGATTTTGACGACTGCGCCCCTGAATTACATTGGGGGGAGGTCTCGAAACTTTATATTGCGGCTGTGACGGCTGCTGACTTTACCAATGTAGAACTATTGGCAGAGTGGACTACCAGACTATCAGAGACTCTTACCGGTGCTGATACAATCCGTGAATTGACGGTTCTTGGCGACTTACCTGCTCCCGAACAGACAGAACAGGCCATCAGTGGTGATCGCACCGCAGTAGGTTTTAAAACTTTTACACTGCCATTCGACATTGATGAGACAAACGACATCAACTACAATTTCCTTCTGACTTACGAATGTAATATGAAGGTAAAAGTATGGTATGAGACAGCCGACGGAATGCTTTATGGTGGTAACGAGGGTATTGAAGCAACACTGAGAATGGATCAGATCATACCACGTGAGAGAACTGAGATTGTTAAATTTACCGGGTCATTGAAATGGAAGAATGAGCATTCTCCTTTGAGATGTGAATCACCAATGGCATAACTTTAAATACAGAATAAAATGGCAGAATGCGATATATTACCGGCAAGCTTCCTACAGAAATTAGCATCAACTTTGATGAAAAATTCGGCAGGAACGGTGTTAGGATTTAACTGTATCATTGCAGTACCTGATACTTGCGATTGTGACCCTGTTATTGATTGTGATACCAATCATCTCCCTCCTGAGACAGTACTTGATGCTGCCTTCGGACTTGATGAGTGTGGTCATCTTGCAATTAAATTAGTCAACTGTGACGGAACAGCAGGATTCTCAAGACAAGAATAAGCTATGGCAGGATGTGATCATATAGGTTATCCTGGGGATAAGTCCCTTCGTGACGCACGAGGGAATTATATAGGCTTTTTCATTAATGGGACAGAAACCGATCATGCAACCGGTATCATAAACATGACTACCGAAGCTGGTGATTATGTCCCCGTGATGGATAATGCTGATAAAACGTTTAGGATATGCATTGAGGCGGTGGGGGTAGCCTATGTTCAGCTTGCTGATGGGACGGACTTCACTGTCACCAATGCACAGACGACTAAATATCTTGGTGATTGGCTTCCGCTTAATATCATCAAGGTTTATAAAACAGGAACAACTGCAACGTTTTCAGTAGGGTACTAATGGAATGCGGACAGACACAAACATTAATAAATGCCATTGCCTCTTGTCTTTATAAAGATTCAAGTGGTAATGTGTATCTTAATGTTTTGTCTGCTCATATTAATTGTGATGATCTTATACCGTTAATATCCTGTGACAACAATCATCTACCCGCAGATATTCAGTTATTAAATGCTATTATTGATGATTCGTGTGAGTTTAAAAGCATATCATTAACGAGTATTTCCGGCGGTGATTTCCTGGGAGTTCGTAAGATTACAATTTCTGACAATCAGATACCATCAGATGAAGTAATTATTTGTGATAGTGCGATTGCAATTACACTAACATTACTTCCGGCAGTTGGTCAGGGTAAGGTAACACATGTTAAAAATATCGGTGTCGGTGTTGTAACGGTTGAGGGATATTTAGCAGAGACAATCGATGGTGATCCAAATCAGGCCATGAATAAATGGGATGCGTTACATTTGGTAGATTATGAACTTGGTAAATATGCAATATTATGAGCTTCTGGAGATCAATGAGATTACTGAGTGAACTCGATGTTTCATACGGAATACCAAATATATTAGGCAAACCACGAGTTTCGGCAATGCCATATCTTTATGATATAGCTGAGGGTAATGTTACAGGTCATACTCCTTGGTCTAAGCTAGGCTATTCGCCTACTATGAACACATCCGAGAGTGATATATGGAGTTATTCAACAACTCAACCCGTTTATTTATTTCCTGTCACTGCACAACAAATGGAAGTTGTAAGTCTTGATAATACTCAGGACGTAGGAACGATAATAAAAAATGCTACTTGTGATGCTGGAGGATCGACAACGACACTTATAGATGCTGATGTTGATTTTACTGCTGCTACTGCCGTTGCGGTTGGTGATTGTATTATAATTGATAAATCAGGCACTTCTCCTGAGTTTGGATATGTCACTGCTATTGCTGCACATCAACTAACTTTCAGTAATGGATTATCATTAGGCGGGTCTTGCATCACTGCACGTGCTTATACTGTTATTGATAAAAGCGCAAAAACAGGCGCACATGCTGTCCATGTTAACTATTTGGATGGTAATTATGTTGAGAAATCAGAGATTGTCATTTTGAATGGCACAACCGTTGTCCCCACTGTAAATACTGATCTTTATCGTATTCAATCATTTCGTGTCATCGCAACTGGAACAGATAATAAATGTAAGGGCGGTATTTCAATTCGTAACTTAGCAGATACACCTGTTTATTCTTACATCACTGCCGGATATACAAGGGCACGCAATATTATGTGTGCTGTCCCTGCCGGTAAGAATTTATTTGTTATAGTGATCGCTGCTTCTTATGCAACAACAGGTAATCCTAATAAAGAATATGCACGAATTTATACACGTGCAAATATCGATCCTACAACAAAATTTAACACCGGGTCATTGTTTTATCCTTTCACTGATGTAGTAATGCAAAATGCTACTTCTGTGATAGAGCTTAATTGTCCGACAAAATTACCACCTAAGACAGATATAAAATTATCAGGCACTGCTTCTGCTGCCGGTATCGCAACTGTATCTCTGCGAGGATGGATGGAACCAATATAAAAATAATATTATGCCAGGAATATCAGTAAGTAAAACATGTGTGCCCTTTGGAAATGGAGGATGGATAGAATGGATGCTGTCTCCTTATTTCTCCTTACCTTCTTCTGGAGTATCACTAATGGTAGGTCAGGAAGTGACTATTTATGGAGATTCGCTTGTAAATGTGCCTATAATCAATAGTCTATCCGTCACCTATACATGTGATATCGGCACTCAGTCAGGAAATAATCTTACCATTAATCCCGTTGCCGGTAATATCGGAGATCATTCATTAACTATGCGTTTTTATAACGGTGGTGTGCTGTTTGAAACTAAGACAATTACTCTTTCGGTGTACGCCGAAGCTCCTGCCGGGACGAAAAAAATATTAATGGTAGGTGATTCCTTGATGGCCAGTGGCAGTGACTATTATCACACTCAATTAGATATAGTATTAAATAACTGTACTTTAATCTTTTTAGGTTCAAAGGGCACGACCACTAAACATGAGGGCATTGCTGGTTATCGATGGGACATGTTTGCGGCAAATACGTTATCCCCCACATATCCGAGCCCTTTTTTTAAGGCAGGAGTATTAGACATTGCGGCTTATTTTACGGATAATGCAATAGATGTTCCTGATTACGTATATATAATGTTAGGAGTTAATGATACGTGGGGACATTGCGCAGTTGCTGGTAATGGATTAACTGACATAGAGATTACAACTATAATTAATTATGCAAAGACATTAATAGATGGTTTTCTTACTTATAATGCAAGTTTAAAAATAATATTAGGAATACCGACAATATGTGATAAAGATGGCGTTGGGTGGGCCGCAAGTTATGATGAAGTAGCTCAAGGTGAGGATTTATATATCAGTAATATGCACAAGTATTGGCTAGAGTTTATTACTGAATTTGCAAATGGTGCGTATGATATAAGGGTTGATTGTTCTTATGAGGCAATTAATCTTGATAGAGCAAACTATGCAAATGGCGTTCATCCTGACGCAACAGGATATGCACAATTAGGTATGGGGCAGGCATTGTATTACAATAAGATATTAAAGGCTGATTTAGCCCCCACTACATTAACCGTTGTATGGGAAAATGATTATGCAAAGATAGATTTCGTGGATGTCACTGGCGGGGTTGCTGAACATGAAATATGGTCGAGTAAAAACGGATCTGCATATACACTCGTGACAACATTAGCGGCGGGAACGGCAACATATAACGATGCAACATGGCAAAATGCATCTATGAACTATAGAGTAAGGGCAAAGTCAGGAGTATGGTATTCTGATTATACGGCAGTTGTCAATATAATTACTCCGCTTGTTTTTAAAACAAACCAAGCAACGATTACTAATTTAATTGTGGGACTTAGGATTACTCCTACTTATACGGTAAATATAAATTGGGGTGATGGGACAAATAATAATTATTCTAATAACAATGCCATAACAAAAACTTACACATCAATAGGAAATCCATATTATGTGATAATATCGGGCGATATTAATAAAATAATGGAATTTAGTATAACGTCCAATAATTATTATGGGGATGTTTCAAAATGGTCATTGCCACCAACATTAACATATCTTTCATTGAATGCACAAGCAGTAGGATCGGGAGTTACGGGAGATATTAGTAATTGGAATTATCCGACAGCCTTAGCGTATTTACTTATGGCCGTAACAGGAGGGTCTACAAATAAAATTAGTGGAAATATATCTGCACTGACATTTCCAGTGGGAGTTGTACGTTTTTATATGGAAAGTCAAGACCTTACAGGTTGTCCGCATGGAAATTACAAGGATTTTGATGCGGCAATAGGATTGTTATTAACAGGAAATAATTTGAGTGTGGCATCTGTATCTAATTTACTTATTGATATTGCTGCATATTTTTCAGGTATTGCGCCGTATTCTACTCCGGTAATACCTGATAATAATACGAAATTTGCATTGGGGGGTACGGGGATGGGAATACCTAACGCAGCAGGATTGGCGGCCAAAACGGCTATTGAGACAATATACGCCGCAGCAGGATTTACAGCAACAATAACAGTTAACTCATAATGAACAAAGACCTATTATATCATTTCCTCGCCGGTGCGATTATAGCATTATTTTCTATTCGGCTAAATACTGATGCGATGGTGGTATGTGGCATATCCGCAGCGACATTGGCAGGTACAGGCAAGGAGTTATATGATAAATATATAAAAAGAACCACCTTTGATGTTGCTGATTTGTGCCTGACAATTGTAGGAGGCATGACAGCGGTGTTTATAATAGCATTTTTACGACTAATAAAATAAGAACATGAAATTTTTAAACGCATTAGAGAAATTTTGGACGCAGGTTTTTGCGGTCGGTATTATCTCGGTTCTGACCTTCTTTATCGGTGGCTGGGCTGGTGGCATAGGACTTGTTTTCTTTGCTGGGACACTGATGAAGAAGTTAGCCTTCCCGACAAAAGTAAGACAGACTGATCTATCAGGCAAAGTTGAGGCAACGGGAAAGCCTAAGGGAGTACCACAGAAAGACGGTGAAGAGCCGCCGGTTATGCCTCCTCCTCCTGAATTCCCGCCAAAGAAACCGTAATGAGATGAAAAAAGAACGTGTTGAAGATATAATGGTCGGGGGTGTGATATTCCTGATTATATTATTATCTCTTTACCATGCTTCTTATAATGGTTTTTTAGGATTATCGAAGGAGGTCTGGATGTGCGTGTGGACGTGTGCGGAGAACCTCCTTCTTGTTTTAATGTGTTTATACATTATCTCTAAATCAGAAGGTATAATTAAGATGTTGTTCGGCTGGCCACTGATAACATATTTTGTTTTGAGATCATTGGCCTATATTAGTTGTTATTCGGGTGTTTATATTGCGCCAAAAGGGATATGGAATTTAATAATGATAGCTCCTCTTTTGGCAGGTTTGTTAAACGTTATATCCAATTATCGAAAATGGCAAAGCAGGATGTAAAATTTTCGGAGTTCGTTAATACGGTTTCTAATCTTAAAATTATCCTTTGGTTAGTCGGAGGGACTATATTCCTGACTCTTTCAGTTTATGGCTCGGCTCAATTAGCTTTACATAATGCAAATAAACAGACTCAGCAAAACTCTGTACAGATACAGGATATTTCTGAAAAACTCGATAGATATACTTTAATTGTTCAGTCAAACATGAGAAGTGAGGCAATAAAAGACAGCATCCATAATGAGAATTATCTTCAGTTATATGCAGAGGTAAAAGAAATAAAACAGAATGTTAATATTTTGAGAGAGGCCGCAAAAGTCAACCCACCTCTTTATGCATCAATTACCTACCTTACCCAATTAGTTGAACAAACAACAGATTTTGAAAAAAAAAAGTGAAAGTCGATACAGTCAGGCAATACAAAATTAAAGTCACAAAGTTATGAGCCAAACATTAATAAAAATAAAGCCTTACAATCCAGACAACATTCGCCTCAATGAAGATGAGTTAACTCTGATTGACAATAAAATGGCAACACCCATAAATTCAACTTATACAGCCGTGAAAGATTTGGAGGGGAACGGGCAGGATTGGATTATTGAGGCAGTAGATAAGGCATTTGAGCGTATTCATGAACGTAATTGTAAGAAGCATGAGGCAGAATTAGTAAAGCACTCAAAGAAATTACGTGTGCATGACTGGTGGCTCTGGGCACTTTCTGCCGCAGTAATCACTATCTTTGCAATATTAATACTGATATGATATGAAAAAACTTACTTACTTATTTTTAATTCTTGCCCTTTACGGGTGTACATCTACATGCTTAATCGCACAACCTCCACAGACATTGAGATTTGCCGAAGGTTGCCAGGTTGCAATACCTGATTATACTCTCAGGGTAAACATAACCGATAACTGCCAGGTAAAATCTATTGTGCAGACACCGGCAGCGGGGTTTCTTCTGACAGCGACTAATCCGATAACGACAGTAAAGATCACCGCAACTGATATTTCAAATAACATATCTTCAATAAGTTTCACAGTGACGGCCATTGATGACATACCTCCGGTGATTGCTTATGATAGTTTACTTGCTGATATTGAGCCGATAATGGAGATGTATGACCGTGCCGATGAAGCACTGAATCAATATAGTTTATGGTATGATACTCAATTCCCTGGTGATTCGCTGGGGATCGCTGCAAATGACACCATAAGAATTAATTACGCATTTATACCCGCTAAGTAATGGATCTGATACTTGTAAGACGGTACAAAAAAGAAACCTACACAATAGGGCAGTTATCTTATATTGGATTGTCGGGTAAAAATATGCCATTATGTAATACTTGTGAAGATAAAGTAAGAAACATACCGACTGAGCCAAAGGTCCCCGGAGAGACTGCAATTCCTGCCGGACGTTATAAAGTGACATTGCAATATTCACCACATTTTAAAAGAGAACTTCCTTATCTTCATGACGTGCCTTATTTTGAGGGGATTCTGATTCATGCCGGTAATTCTGCAAAGGATTCAAAAGGTTGTATTTTGGTCGGAGAGAATAAGGTAAAAGGTGGTGTTGTTAACTCCCGGTTCTGGGAGGCAAAAATCACAGAGATGATCCGGGAGGAAGAGGAAAACTACAGAGAAACATTTATAACTATAAGATAATGGAAAATAAATACGATAGCAGATCAGATACATTAAAGCACATTAACAGAGTATCACAATTACTAAATGATGCTATTGGAGAAATTGATCAAAGAAGATTGAACCATGACACCTCAAAATTGCACAGTCCGGAAAGAGAGTTATTTGATGAATTTACGCCAAAATTGGCAGGATGTACATATGGCAGTGATGAATATAAAGACTTTTTAAAAGGGTTAAAAATCGCCTTAGATCATCATTATGAAAATAATTCGCATCATCCAGAACATTATACAAATGGCATAAATGGTTTTGATTTATTTGATTTGATTGAAATGTTCTTTGATTGGAAGGCCGCATCAGAAAGACATAATGATGGTAATATCTATAAATCAATAGAAATAAACAAAACACGTTTCAATATTTCAGATCAAATAATTGACATATTTAAAAACACAGCAACAAACTTAAAATATTAATCATGAAAACACTTATTTACATTTTACTCAATCTGTTTGGTATTGCAATATTCTTTCTGATCAAGTTTCTGAATAGAAGTAACAAGGAACAACCTTCGATAAGATTCTGGATGAAAGACAATATGATTGAATTAATAATCATAGACCTATTTGATGCAATGACAATGCTTTTATATCTGACCGGGGAGATAAATATCAATTTCGTCGGTTATCTACCGGATTGGTTGGTCCCTGCCGGAGCTGGTGCGGGTCTTTCGTGTGCAATGATAGGACTTATTTTTTCATGGGTGTTCTATTCACTTGTGAGCCTTAAGATAAAAGAAATAAAGAAGTGAAGAAATTACTCATTGAAGTAGCAATTATTATTATCTTTCTCTTTGCTGTCTTTATTGGAGGTTGCCGGTATGGCCGCACACGTGTTAAATGTCCAGAAGTCACAACTGATACCATCCTGAAATATGATACCATTACTTATACTATTCATGACGTGGTGACGCACGTAGTCAGAGATACAATTTACTATCCTGATACTATACCGGCAGATGTTGACACAGCAGCGATCCTCAAAGATTATTTTGCAATTTATTCTTATGATTGGAGCAAACCGGATTCAATAATTGATTTTAATTTAAAAACCACGATCACGGAAAACCGTCCGGTAAAGTACGATTTCAGTTATAAACTTTTACGGCCTCAGACAATCGTTAACAACGTCACCACAATAAATAATCCTTATTATAACCGTATCTATTTGGGTGCGACAGTGCCGTTAAAAAGTGCTTTTCCGGGCATTGATGTAATGATGGTCACTGAGAAGTATTACGGAGGGGTAGAATATCAGCCGAAAGAGGGTATTTTTTCAATCAAAGGGGGGATTAGTATAATTAAGTTTAAATAATAATTGCTTTTTATGATAAAAGTCATTTGATTGTGTTATTTGAAAGTTGTATATTTGAATCTTAAAATAATAAAAATGGCACGTAAACATTACGAAGTGGACGAAGTGCTGAGAGCATTATCCCACAAAAACGACATCAGAATTGTTAATAAAGATATTCTGATTTTAAAAGACAAAGTTTATAATCAAAAAGCAGGTAAAAGCATTACAAACCCTAAAAAACATTTCGATATTGGAAATAAGAGTTGGGGAAAGATTGATTTTCTTGTAAAAGTTCATGAATATCGCCAATACTTCGTAGATGAATTTTAAATTTATTTGACTTTGGTGAAAAGATAGGTTAACTTTGTATTCAGGTTTTTCATAGCAATATTTTTCATTTTACCCAGATTTTTGTTTTAAGATTGGTTAAGGGAGAGGCGGTTTTCAGGATTCCGCCTCTTTTATTTGTATATGATTTCAATATTTACTATCTTTGATTTGTGATTATACGAGGTCACACTGAAAATATTTAAGGTTATAACCGTAAAGCCCCATTTGTGCCTCGTATCACATTTGGGGCTTTAAAATTATACCTGTAAATGAAATATACCGATCTGTTAAAAGATAGTCGCTGGCTACGCAAAAGAACCAAAATTCTCAAAAGAGACAATTATAAATGTACTGTTTGTAGTGGTAAGATAAAACTATCAGTTCATCATACTATTTATATTGAAGGCAAAATGCCTTGGGATTACCCGAATAAACTTTTAATTACTCTATGTGATTCATGCCATTATAAATTTCATTGTGAGCATGAGGTTGAAAAGATAAGCCTAAAACAGAACCATAAAACTAAACATGAGCAATCCCTGGAGTATGTCGCATCTATAATTAAAAAGAGAGAAGATCGCAAAAGGAGATTTTATGAATTACATTTAAAGAAATTTGAAAAATAATTCATTTTAATGACTTTTGTCAGCTTTATTGAAAAAAACATTATCGTACTTTGTGGAAACGAATAAAGAAAAGCTATGACAAAGTATTCAACAATCGAAACAAGGGTTAAGAAACAAACCATTTTTAAAAAATTCATTTCAGCAGATATGAATGTAAAGGATGCCGCTCTTTCTCCGAATATTTATAATAATGTCGTTTTTATTGGCCACAATAAATGTTACGGGGATGTATTTAAAGTTTATGATGATGGGGATGAAAATAATTATACCCTATATTTTGGCGAAGCAGGTGACGAATTTAATCAATAGAAACTCATGAAACTAATTAAATTCATCTCCCCCGACGAGCTAAAAGGCAAAACCGCCATTGCTCCGCATCCAAACTTTGACGGTGTGTTTTATATCAACTGTGAGAAACGCATAATAAGAGGCGCACACGTCGAAATCCTACCGGATGATCCTTCTGTCATTGACCTGACCTTAATAGCCTACAATGAGATGCCAGACACCTTCCCGATCAATTCTCTTAATGAGCGGGTGTTGTATTATTGCCACGACCACAGAATTAAGACGCATCACTCGAATGTTGAGAGACGTTTCCGGCAGTTAAAGGACGAACGGGGACGCATTAACTATGAGTATGATGGTAAGATACATGCTTATAAAAAGTTACCTTTGCCGGAAAGAACGTTTCAGGAACAAATAATATATCCTAAATGCTAATGATATGAAAGTAGAATTTGATGAATGGGATCAGGGATGTCAGATAAACCTAATTCCTGAGACGGTCGAAGAAACTGCACAACTTTTGAGAATGTCTCAAAATACAAGAAGAGAACCCACAACCGTATCTTTTCGTTATCGTAAAGATGTTTATTGTAATATTTTTATGAGAAAGAGAAATATCATTGCACAGAAATTTGAAGTTAATAATAGAAAGTCATGAAAGATAAATTCATTCAATTTCTGAAGGACAACGGAGCTTATGAGAAGTTCTGCGAAAATTGCAACGGCAAGGGAGACAATTCTGAAATGGAAGATGGTCTTAATGATTGTTCAATAATAGATCCATTTGTATGGCCAGATGATGAGGTTGTATATTGGTTTAATCTTCATAAAAAATGGTCAATTATTCTTAACTCCGAATCCAATGGATAGAAAAATAACTCTCTCGCAGTCCTTAATTGATCAGATCAACAAGGCAATAGCAAGCGGTAAGCTGAGCATGGTGGCCGATGGTGTGACTGATTTGGGTGACAGATATGACCTGTTAATTAATGTAAAAGACGGCAAACTTGAATTTACCAATGCTCACACGGGCAAGGTATTTGAAATAGCAAACATTGATAAGATAAAATTATGAAAAGAGAAATAAAATTTCGTGCATGGGATAAAACTGAAAATACTATGTCATATAGTGAAACAGAAATGTTTGATGATATGATAGGATTCAGGTTTAAACATTTTGGGATAGATGTTGAAACTATTGGTGATATTGAATTGATGCAATTTACTGGATTCAAAGACAAAAACGATAGAGATATTTATGAGGGTGATTTGTTAATAGCTTTTTCAGACGATATTGGTCCTATGGAAGTAATATTTGAAAATGGTTGTTTTAAATGTAAACATAAATATGGTGTTTGGGGATTATTATCGAGATGTTATGATTTTGATATTGCCTCATTTTATCATATTTTGATTATTGGTAATATTCATCAAAATCCTGAACTCCTGAAACAATGACCCTCTCCCGCAAAATAAAAGTCGCAATATACCTGATGATAGCTATTCCACTGTTCACCTGGTTGAGTGCAAAGATTTGGTATTGGATTTTAAACTGATGTTATGAAAGCAATTACAATTAAACAACCTTATGCCAGCCTAATAATTGAGTCCAGAAAAGACGATCCGACTAAAGGCATTAAAGATATTGAAAATAGAACTTGGCCTACAAAATTCAGGGGAAGAGTGCTGATTCATGCAGGTAGTCATATTCCATTTAGGGATATAAATCAACTTGTAATTAACAGGGGAATACCTTGCTGGCAAAATGAAGCTTATCCAGAGGGCGCAATCATTGGTAGCGTTGAAATTGTTGACTGTGTTATAGATCATCCAAGTATTTGGGCTGAAAAATCAGGAGGCAAATCAATAGCATATCCGCATGAAATGTATAATTGGGTGCTTGCAAATCCTATAAAATTTGAGCATCCAATACCGGCAAAAGGGAAATCAAGTTTTTGGGAATATAATATTTAACTTTTAAAGTCTCACTAACATGACAAAGATGAAAAGATCACTGATATTACTGATGCTTATTTGCATCTCAACAACGGCACGACCTCCGGCGGCAAGCTACATGGAGTTAAACCAAAAGGCGGCGGAATACAATAAGATAATTGCTATTGCAGAATATCAAAAATATTACTGGAAAATGGCACAAGCAGAATCAAGTATGGTTTGGGATACCATCAATTCACGTGGTTATTTCGGCCTGTTTCAGTTCGGAGAATCTACATTACATGATTTAGGCTATAAGATAAGTTGTAATCAATTCAGATCAGACCCTAATATCTTTACCCCCTCGATGCAATTTGAAGCAATGGACAGCCTGACAAGACGAAATGAGAGGCAATTAAAGGATGTGATTGAACGGAATTCCGGCAAAGTCATTGATGGGATTGTTGTTTCTAAGTGGTCAATACTTGCAGCATCACATCTGGGAGGTGTAACCGGAACACGCAACTATTTTGAAAAGGGTCTGAACAAATCCGACGGCAGAACAACGATTGAAGATTACATTAAAAAATTCGCAAAATAATTTCACTTTATTGAAAATAGTTCGTAAAACTGACTTTTGTCATATTCTATGTGATTTATATTATCGTACTTCACATTCATAATCAAAACAGTTAACAATGAAAAAATCCAACCTCCTCTACGGAATCTCGACCATACTAATTTGGGTCGTAATGTATTTTTTGAGTGCAATAATCAAATAATCGGAATCATGAATAATTTACCTAACCACATGCAATTCGGGCACGAGCCAGAGGGCGAAATGAACCTGACAATTAAAGATGTCATCGAGATAATAGAACATGAAGGTTTCACAAAAAGAGATCTGATGCACCCTCATATAAAGTTCAGTGTATTTAACTATCACATCGAATTTGACTTTCATTATGACGAGAAAGAGGAGGAGTATAAAATTACTAACCTCACCTGTCATGAAGGCAAATATCCTGTCAGCTCGGTAGAAATTGAGTTGATCGCTGAGAAATGCGAGGAGCAACTTGATATGGTGAAATACCATACCGATATTTTTGAAACAGTCGCAAACACTTTTAAACCTGAATAAATGAAAGCAATAATCAAAGAAGTGACCTTCAGCAAAGAGGGCGAAAACAAGTTTGGGAAGTTCTATTCCTTTAAAGTCAAGTATGACGAAAAACAAGCCTTCTATAATTCCAAAGACAAAGACCAAAAGAAATTTATTGCAGGTCAGGAGGCGGAATTTACAGAGGAAGAAAAAACCTATACCGACAAAAACACCGGTAATCCTGGTTCATATTGGGTAATTAAGCCAATCCAACAAAACAAGCAAAGCAATTTCGGCAAGGCACTTAAAAAAGAACAGAGTAAATATTCCGGCTTCGCCGACAGTTATGTTAAGGATCTTCTTATTGCAGGGATTATCAAACCTGAAAAAACAGAACAGGATAAATCAGATAACGATCTTGCTATGAACACATGGAAAAAACGTTCATTTGAGATATTTGAACACATGGTAAGTATTGATAAGACACTTGAATCATGATCATACTGAATATTGAACAACAAAGTGAGGCCTGGTTTGAAGCCAAAGCCGGACGCATCACAGGGACTCTATTTAGTGACCTTTGCGCCGGTGAATCAACAAAGACATATAAAGACCTGGTTACAAAGGTGGTCTGTGAAATAATCACTCATAAGATTGAAGAAACCTATTCTAATTCAGACATGCAGAACGGTATCGAAACAGAACCAGATGCACGCAGGGAATATGAAAATATATTCGGGTGCGAGGTTAAACAAATCGGTTTCATTATGCCCGATGAAGATCATAGATATCATGATTGGATTGGCATATCCCCGGACGGTGTTTGTGAACCTGGTATGATTGAGATTAAATGTCCTCGTATGAACACTCATTTTAATTACATTGAGGCAAATAGATTACCGTCCGAATACCGTCACCAGGTACAGGGACAGTTATTTGTCACAGGATTTGCATGGTGTGACTTTATGAGCTATGTAGAGGGAATGAAGCCTTTTATTATTCGTGTTTATCCTGATTTGGAACTGCACGCAGAATTTGAAAGGCGACTCGATAAGTTTATTATTGATGTGAAAAACAAACTTGAAATTTATAACAAATACGATTATCTAAATGATTAACTCAGTACATCTTATCGGCAGAACGGGAAAAGACCCTGAAATCCGAACCACACAAAACAGCAAGGTAGCCACTTTCAGCCTTGCCACAACCGAAAAGTACAAAGACAAAGAAGAGACCCAATGGCATAATATTGTAATTTGGGGTAAGCTGGCAGACGTGGTTGAGAAGTACGTTAAAAAAGGCATGCTTCTCTATGTCGAGGGTAAAGTGACGTATCGCTCTTATGACGACAAAGACGGTAATAAAAAATACATCACTGAAATTGTATGTCACACAATGACAATGCTATCCGGTAAAGAACCAGTACAACAAAAACAGGCGGAAACCAGGGAAGATATTTTAAACTATCCGGACGAACCCGCACCAAACGCAATGATGGAAAGAGACCCATCGGATGATCTCCCATTTTAACGGCAAAGTTCAAAAACCAAAATAATAACTAAAAAATAAGACAATGAAAAAGAGAAAAGATTATTCATTCGCAAAGTTCTTTCATCCCGAAAAGTCGCCTCATACAATATTCAATCCGGTCAAAGGTGTTTTTGATTATGTGGCAATTCACCAAAAAAGAATGGGTCACGTTGTCTGGGATAGTGCGAAAAAAGGAACTTACATATTTGCCAAACATGGTGAACTAAAATGAAAAACTGGAACGCCCTTTTAAACGACACTGACGAAGAACTGGCAGAAGATACCGGAAAGGATCGGGTCAGAAAGTCACGCAGAAAAGCCTCTCAACTTGCCTCTCATGGCAATACTACCGGATGCCGTAAGATAATAGCAGATAACGGCAAATTAAACATATTTGTTAAACCTAATCAGGACGTTAATGAACGGTTGGAACATTACCGGTTTCGTTACCCTGATGCAAAAATAGCGAAGTGATGAAAAAGAATAGAATAATTAATTTTTTCATTGGATGCATAACATTGGGCATTTTATGTGGTTTATTTATTCCTGCTGATATGCCCTGGCTATGCATTTTAATAGGTAGTATTTATGGATTTTATTTCGGATTCATTAAACCTATATTTTAAATAAGGCAAAATCATGAGATGGATAGTTTTCGGTATTATCGGATTTCTCCTATTTATCACAATCGTATTTCTAATCGTAGATAAACCAAAGGAATGAAAAAATTGACCTATAAGGGGTGCAAAGATAAAGATAAACCTTTCCGAATAGTTGACAGGAAAACTATGGAGGAAGATTTATTACATCTCCCAGTTGGAAATTATCTCCTTACTATTGAGAAATGGTTTAGAAAGGCATCTCCAAAACAATTCGGGTGGCTTTATAGTTCAATCTATCCACAGTTTCTAATAGCTGCAAATAATGCCGGTGAAGAACTTAGTCCTGATGATAACTACAAAGAGGTAGATAATTTTTGTAAGACACTTTTTGCCAATAAAACAAAGGTTAATAGACAGACTGGAGAACTCGTATATCTACCGAAAAACAAACGTGAATTTTTAACGGTTGATCATATGGCTTATTGTAATCTCATTAGGTCTTATTCTGAAGATTATTACAATCATTATATTCCGGAGCCAGACGTCGACTGGAAAAAACATAGGGAAGAAATACAGAAGATGTTGGAAAAATAATCCGAAACTTTGAGCGGATATTAAAAAATAGTTGTACCTTTGATTTGTCCAAATTAAATGCCGTCATGACAAACAGATTATTTTCACACAAAATAGCCGATTCATCGGATAACAAACCAGGGAAACATGGCGGCATGTTGGACAACCCTGGTTTTGTTTTTTGGTGGGTCGGCTTCTATATTTACGGACATGGCAAAAGATAAAAAATCATTTTTGCTCTATTGCGATGTTCATCACACTGTAAAAAAACTATCTGATGAACAGGCGGGGAAGTTATTTAAACACGTATTAAGTTATGTTAACGATGAAAATCCTGATACAGATGATATTATTATTCAGATAGCATTTGAACCAATAAAACAACAATTAAAGAGGGATTTGAAAAGGTATGAATCTGTTTGTCAACGCAATAAAACGAATATCGAGAAACGTTGGGCAGATAGAAAAGATGATACCAAAAATACCACTGGTATAAATGGTATACCAGAAATACCAAACGATACCAAAAATACCGATAATGATATAGATACAGATACAGATATAGATACAGATAAGAAAAAGAGAAAGAGGTTTATTCCTCCTCTTTTATCTGAAGTAAAAAAATATTTTGATGAAAATGGCTATTCAGAAGAATCAGCTATAAAAGCGTTTAATTATTATACTACTGGAGATTGGATAGACAGTAAGGGTAATAAGGTCCGTAATTGGAAAGGTAAAATGATTACAGTCTGGTTTAAACCTGAGAATAAAAAGAAACCTTCATTTATAATGCCATGAAAATAAAATCCACAATTACCGGAGCATTGTATGAGTTTTCACCAAAGGGCAAAATTGATGAAGAAAGATATATTTGTCCTGAGTGTTCAGAACACCGCAAAAAGAAAAATGATAAATGTTTTGCCTGGAATACTAAAAGTGAATTAGGATACTGTCATAATTGTACCGCTTCATTCTATGTATTTAAACCAGGTGAAGAAAAACAATATACGGTCCCGGAGTGGAAAAATATAACTCAGTTAACGGACCATGCTGTTAAGTGGTTTACCGGACGCATGATTTCACAAAAGACACTCAATAAGATGCGTATCTATTCAGACAATGAATATATGCCACAACATGAAAAGGAATGTGAGGTTATTTGTTTTCCGTTCTTTTTTCAGAATAATTTAATTAATATCAAATACCGGGGACCATTAAAGAGTTTTAAACTTCATTCGGGATCTGAACTGATATTTTATAATCAGGATACATTACTCAATAATGAATCAGTTATCATTGTGGAGGGTGAAATTGACGCATTGAGTTTTATTGAATGTGGATTTGATAATGTTATTTCGGTCCCGAACGGTGCAAATGTTAAGCTTGAATATCTCGATACCTACATTAAACTATTTGATAAAGTTAAATTAGTCTATTTGGCAACGGACCAGGATACTAAGGGTATTGAGTTGAGGGATGAATTAATTCGCCGGTTAGGTTCTGAAAGATGTTCAATTGTAAGCTTTAAGGACTGCAAAGATGCTAATGAATACTTAATATCATTTGGAGGTCCAGCATTGCAGGATACAATTAAAAACGCTATTCCGATACCGACAAAAGGAATAGTAACAGTGGACCACATTTATAATGACATCAGAGATTTATTTGTTAATGGTGTGGAACCAGGTTTAATACTTGGAGAATGTTTTGATATAAATATTAAATGGGAAACGGGACGACTTGCAATAGTTACCGGGATACCATCTTCAGGTAAAAGCGAGTTTGTTGATTACCTGGTTACAAAAATGAATTTAAAATTAGGTTGGAAAGCTGCATTTTTCACACCTGAAAATTACCCATTAAAATATCATTACTCGAAGTTATATGAAAAGATAATCGGAAAGCGGTTCCGGTCCGGTGCATCTAATGAAATTGAATTTGAAATGGCCTTTGATTATATCCGGGAAAATTTCTTTTACATAATGAATGAGGAGAATTTTAGCCTTAAGGAAATATTGAAGTGTGCAAAACAATTGATCAGGACCAAAGGAATAAAGATTGTCATCATTGACCCTTATAATAAATTGGACCATCAATATACTGACAGTGAAACGCAGTATGTAAGTAGATTCCTGGATGAAATAATAAGTTTTGCAAAGCTGAATGATGTTCTTATTTTCTTGGTGGCACACCCTAAAAAAATGGATAAAGAAGGTAATGCAATACGTGTGCCCAATCTTTATGACATCAGCGGGTCCGCTCATTTTTATAATAAAACTGATTATGGTATTGTGGTCCACAGGCAAACATCAGATCAGAATACAATGGTTAACCGGGTAGATATTTACTGGTCCAAAATCAAATTTAAACATCTTGGAGAGCAAGGTAAAACGACACTTGAATATGATTATGAGAACGGACGGTTCAGTCCTAATACTGCATTTGATAAAACTAACTGGCTTAATAAAGTAGTGAGTCAGAAAATAATAGATTATACAGAACCAAACAGAGAGGAAACATGGGAAAGAAACGAGGGAGTGCCGCCGTTTTGAGCAAAGAAAGTTATAAACATAAATTTGCAAAAGCTATATTAATGGACTGGTTAAAAGATAAGTTTAAGGTTGTGCCAGAATTGGAATTGGGCAAAGACAAGTGGAAATTTATTCCTGACATAACAACATTAACAGACGGTCATATCCAATCATTTTATGAGATAACTCATTTACACCCGGTAGATAGTAAGAAGCTGGCAAAGATGCAATATTATTGTTATGTTAATAAAGTTGATTTATTGCTTCATGAGGTAGACGCTGAATGGATAATGGATCAGACAGAAAAGCCGGAGTACATTGAAAATTTTACATTCGATTTGTCACCAAAAATTGAAACGTTATGAAATCACAGGAACAAATAAAAGATAAGTTGATTGAGCTTAATTGCGAGCTAATGAATAACAATGAGGCAATAAAAACCTTCAGTTCATGCTTTGGGCGAGATATGACAAGAAAGGAAAAATTACATTATGATCTCAAAACTTTTCTTTTTGAAGCTCAGAAAGATGTTTTAATATGGGTATTAGAAAATAAATAAATATTATGAAAGAGAAAAACGGAAATATGTATAATTGGGTGTCCGGCACATGGAATCCCCTGGCCGGTAAATGTCCTCATGATTGCGCTTATTGTTCAACTCATAAGTTAATGCGTTATCCGGTTATTCAGCAGAAATACTCCGGGCCGATAAGAATAGATGAAAATGCAATAATGAAATCATTGGGGCATGGAAAGACCTGGTTCGTTTGCGCTCAAAGCGATTTGTTTGCTAAAGAGGTTTCGACGAGTTATATTCATGACATACTTTCTATAATCAACTGGCAGCCAAATAATACATATCTTTTTCAGACAAAAAACCCCGAAGGTATAATTAACTACCTTCAATGGATTCCGAAAAACTCAATTATCTGCACAACAATTGAGACAAACAGAAACTATCCTGAATTTATGGGTAATGCTCCAGATACAAAATATCGGGCAAATGCAATGAATCAAATATTTGGATTTCGCAAGTTTGTAACAATTGAACCGATAATGGATTTTGACCTTGAAGAAATGGTCGCAATGATAAAAGCGTGCGAACCGGAGCAAGTGAATATCGGAGCTAATTCGTATAGTAAAATAAAACTTCCGGAACCATCAAAAGAGAAACTACTGGCATTGATCAGTGAACTTCAAAAATTCACCCTTATTGCTAATAAATCCAATCTTGAAAGACTACTGAGATGACTTGGTCCGAAGCAACGACAATAAAAGACCTGGAGCCGAGATATAAATAGAGATATATGGAAACAATAGTTAAAAACAGGAGTGATGTTTATTCATTCATCACTGAGAATATTCAGAGGAATAGAAAAGTTCCAAAGAAATACCGGCAGTATATTATTATTCCAATGAATATCTATGAGGAACTTTGCGAATATGGAGTGATCAAACCCGAACTTTATTATATTGATGAATCTGCATTTTTCGAGTTTAATGATGACGTGGTAAAAATAAGTTTTGTAAGTCTGTTTGCGGTTGAAGATTTGCACCGAAAAATCGATCATTACATGGTGAATAAACTTATGGGATATTACCCGTTTAAACGTGGCGGATTTTTCAAGATATAAAAAGTACAATGAATTTTTCAAAGATGACAAAAGATGAAAAACAGAAATTTACCAATAAATGATAATTGGGCAACTCCCGAATCTTTGTATAAAGATCTGAATGATGAATTTCATTTTGATTTTGATCCGTGTCCATTGAATCATGATATTTCTTTATGGGATGGATTAAAAATAGACTGGGGTAAATCGAACTTTATTAATCCTCCATATTCAAGAAAGTTAAAAGAAGCATTTGTTTTGAAGGCGTTATTTGAGAGTAAAAAAAATAAAGTATGTGTTTTATTATTACCCGTTTCAACATCCACATCATTATTTCATGATATAATAAAGCCTAATGCAAAAGAGATCCGTTTTTTAAGAGGAAGGGTAAAATTTACAGGCATGGGTAAAAACGGGAATAATGAAGGTAAAACGAATGGGATGCATGATTCAATGTTAATTATATTTCAATGACCCCACAATATCAAAAACGTTTCTGTGAAAAATACGGAACATTCACAAAGGACGGTGAATGGAAATTTAAGCGACTGCCGGATGTTGATTGTCCGGTGGTGGAGATGACGGATGCGAGTCTGTGGAAATTGGTGAGTGCAGTATTTAATGCGATAATAGATTACAAATGAAAGAAAAGGGAACAGCAAAATTGATACAAGACTTACAGGTAATTTTCAACTTGTATATTAGGACCAGAGATAAGGGTAAAGGCTGTATATCATGTGCCAGTCCGACTTTTACCGATTGCGGTCATCTATTCAAAAAGAGTACACGTCCTGCAATGAGGTTTAATCCAATGGCTTCTGCAGGCCAATGCCGAAGCTGCAATGCCTTGCCTGATGGTAATTATGATGCGTTCTGTGATGGTATTTTTAAACGTCACGGGGGTGATTATCTTCAGACAGTCATACAACAGGCAAATAACAGCAGACAGACAGATCATAAGTGGTCACGTTCCGAACTCCTGGATTTGATAAAATATTTTAAGTCTGAGACGAAAAAACTGCAATAACTGATAAATATCATAGATTAATCCATTTCAATAATCGAACTTCGTAAGACAAAAAGAGAAAACATGAAAATCACTGAAATAGATCAAATAGACGTAGATGATAGAGTATTGTCGATAGGGCAGTATAATGCAATAGTAGTTTTTTGTCCCTTTTGCTATCCTAAGTTTATTGATTTGGGGATACGTGAAATAATTGGATTTGGGACAGATGATTTAGGATATGTAGTAGAAGTATCTGAGTGTCCTAATTGTTTTGAAAAATCACATCACCACTTACCCGATTTACATACATATAAAATATATAAGCACTTTAAACAACGAGGACAATTAAATAGTCAAAAATTATGATACGCAATTTCATCAAGTTTTGGTTCCGTATCTCGCATTTATTTTGTACCTTTCATGTTGAGAGACAGAATGTTAAAGACGAATTAAGACGGTTAAATAAATGAAAAAGCTTACAATATACAACAAATGGCTATACTGGGATAATCGGGACGAGTCTCTTTTATATTTAATTCCAACAATCAGTTATGATAATTATGGATCACCGGTATATTGGTCGGTGGAATTTTATTTTCTTTATTTGAGAATTGGGATACAAATTAACTACGAATAGCCATGAGTAAATGCATCCCAGTTAACGGCGGATTAATCACCATATCAGAGACAGATTTTAACTGTCCTGCTTGTGGTGAACAATATTTTGAAAAAGACTACTGGCGGCAGCTCGACAAAAGTAAATACGGGCTGATCTATAAGAGATGCAAGGGCTGCGGGGTATGGATGGGAATATCTACTAATATAGAAGGGGACACGGTCGTTTGGTTAAAATCAGAAGAAAAGTTAAACGAAGAAATAGAATCATGAACACTGTCAATAAATCAAAAGGGATAGATATTAATACATTATCACCATATCAAAAAGTTAGGGTTGAACTTGAAGATGGCACTATCTGGGATGGCGAAGTATCGGAACAAAACACGGTATTAATAAATGCTACACCCGAATATCATGACTATTTTGAATGGAAATATGGGGGTGGCAATGAGTTTCCTACACCAATAGATAATGAATATTCATGGGATGAATTAATAATTACAAATATATTACCATTATGAACACCTCCCTAATCATTATCCTCGTCATTGGCGTTCCATGCGCTGCGCTCTTAATCCTGTTTGTCTTAACAAAGAAGCCCGACAGAAACCTTGCCGATGTAGTCGGATTGGAACACGCTGTAAGTTTACCCGCCACGAAGCAGAATCACGTTAACTGTTTCAATATGATCGAAGACCTTAAGAAGATGGGTCTTGAAAACGAAGCCCGCACGAGATTTGATGCGGCAGTAAAAGATTATGAAAAAAAATATAAAGTATAAATTATGAAAAAATACAGATGGTATCGAAAGTTAATGGGAGGTACGTGGTATAAACATCAATTTACAAAAGACGCAGAACAACTCACTTTTCCACAGGGTGTAACTTGGTGGGCCAGATACAGCAAATTAAATAGATATTCAGAAGTTATCGAAACAGAAACATATTCAAATAAATAAGCTATGGCACACAAAAAAGATAGTTATTCAGCAGAAGATTACATCAATTTCATTAAACAGGGGAGAAGGGATAAAATTAGTCCTCATGCATTGGAAGTGATTGCAAAAAGATTTGATGAACTTCTCTCGACCCTGCCGGAAGAGAAAGAAGAAGGGTGGATAGAAAGATACCACAAATTACCCGAGGTTGATGGCCGGTATTTGGTAATATATCATAATGAGGTGCATATAGAAGTCTGGCTTAATAGACTAGGTGAATTTGATTCATTCTGTAATGACTTAATCACTCATTGGATGCCATTACCTGAATTTAACCCCTCAAAATAATCACCATGAAAACGATCAAGACACCGGAAGAATGCATAAAAAACCAACTCAATGAGGAACGGTTAACTCCGATTCAATTTGATGGTATTAGAAGAGCTATTGAGGCTTATCATGCTCAGTTCACCGTCACCGACGAAGAGTTCGAGAAGGTAAAAGAGGCGTTTGCGAAAAAATGGGATAAACAGTCATCTCCCGAATATGGTAGAGCGTTATTTGATTGTTCAAAATCGCTTTTATCTGACCTCGACGCTCTTCTTGCAATGAAAGCGGGGAGAGAGATGCCGACAGAAAAACTACTGGATAAGAAATTATTTGATTTATGGTTACAAAGTGAACACAAAGATGATGTAACTTATCAAAATGCCTTTGTTGATTGTTATAATTGGATTTTATCTCATCTTCAGTCTACAGGAGTACCGGCAGAGGAGAAAGAATCTTTAAATGACACTATAAAAAGAATTGCTAATAGAAAAGATGACGGATGTTGGAATTGCGATGTAGATAATTGTAAGATATATTCATCTGGTCATAAGTGCGGAAATTGGAGAGCAAGGAAAGATGGGTGCTGGAACTGTAAGGCTACCGGATGTAAATTAAGAAAGTCTTTAGAGATACGATCAAAATCGGATCAGGTTTGCGGATCGTGGAAATAGATAACGGTAAAACACAATGAAAGACTTTGACACTATGAAATGGGGCGCAATACTCATACTTGTGGTAGTCGCCTTTGGAATGATAGTAGGATTTGTTTTATTATTAACGAAATAAAAAGAGAAAAAATGGAATGGTTAAAAATTGATGAAAATAATTTACCTCAAAAAGAAGTATTGGCAGCAAATTTCACGCCCCGGAGTTATGGTTACAAAGAAAAATTAGTTGGGTGGCTCGATAAAGATCAGAACGGAGTAATTTGTTGTAACACCAATAGTGAATTACTTGAAAATTGTACTCATTATATCGACTTAACAGAATTTGATTTATAAATCAGTCTTCAGGATGCCGATCTTCGGATGCTGATTAACGGGAGGCGGAGCGAAAATTGCCGCCTCTTTTTTTATTACTAAAAACTTAGTTAATAACGAAATCACCGGCAAAACAAATATTTGCATATAACGAAACAGTTAGTTAACTTTGCAATATGAACAGATGCAGAGACATAGTAAAGAACATGAAGATTACCCCTGATGAAAATGGATGGTCGGGTACTTATCATTTTTACTATGCCGAAGGTGGAACTGCCAGGGAGGTAATGGATAACCTTCTGAATATAATCGGAGCAGAGAAACGTCACCGCAAAAGACGAAACAAAAAATTTACTTTTCCTTATGAAATAAATCTGAACTAATGGGCCTGCTTGGAAAATTATTAAAAACCGCTATTGATGTAGCAACACTTCCAATAGACATAACAAAAGATGTTGTTACAATGGGAGGAGCATTGACCGACAAAGACAAGCCATATACCTTTGAAAAGGCCGAAGATATTAAGGATGGATTATCAAAGGTTGTTAATGAAATAGAAAAACTATGAGCACATTCATTAAGATATTTCTTGGACTTTGGAAGGCCGCAATCGCCGGATGCTTTGTTTATACTTTTGTGCAGAATGTAATTTATTGATCATGAGTGCAGGGATAATGAAAATTTATATCCTGAATATCAAAGACTGCCACAATTATCTTCTATCATTAACTTATTACTGGAATTAACATGCGTCTTGCGGTTGTCATTGCCACATATGAGAGGCCAGACGGTCGTACAAAGAACCTTCTTATCCGTGCCTTAAATTCAATTTATTTACAGATGCATAAAGACTACAAAGTATATCTTATTGGTGATGCGTGTCCTAATGACGCAATGTTTAAAGATATAGTTTCTTATTATCCTAATGTTAAATTTATTAATCTCGATAGATCCGCTGAACGTGAATTGTATAACTTTGGCACTTATGAAATGTGGTGTGCCGGGGGTCTTACACCTCGATTAATAGGTATTGACTTAGCACTCGCAGACGGATTTGAATATATTTGTTCATTAGATCATGATGATTTTTGGCTTCCTGATCATTTGGCTACAATAAACGAAGTCATCGAAAAACATAATCCGAATTTCGTTTGTACTGTTTCAACTTATCCAAGCACTAAATTACCTCATGTTCCTTTAGATGGTGCAGTTATTGAATGGCCTGTTATTCCAGGTTGTTGCTGCAATTCTGCATCATGTGTGAAATATTCAGAAACCTCGCTTCGTGTGCGTGACACATTTGCTTTAAATGGCGTTGCTTCACCTCCTGATGCTGATCTTTGGTATAGATTAGGTATTGAGATGCAGGATAAAGGACAGAAGGGCTATTTAGTGCGAAAACTGACAGCACATCATGACGAAGAAGGTTATACAATGAAAGTGACAAAAAAAAGAGTATAGGTATGATAAATATCATTGATTATTAAAATATGATCTTTTAACTTGCAAAGAAAAAAGATTATGAAAAACATTAAAATTGAAAGTGGAGAAATATTTGAAATTACATTAATGCATCCTTTTAAAGGAAAATTAACTCCGATGGCAAGTACAAAAATATCTATTACATTAGAAGGGTTTGAAATACCAAAAGACAGAACTACGATTTGTCATCCGATTATAAAAATTAATGAACACGGATCGGATATAATAAAAATGCCATAATGAGAGTTCTTCTTATAAATCCCTGGGAGGGCGAAGTCTTACCTCCTCCATCAATAGGTTATCTACAATCTGCCTTAAAACATTATGGTGTTGATGTAGTTGCTAAAGACCTCTCGGCAGCAATGGCAGATAATGAGACTTATGATATTACAGGTGTTTCTTTTCATTCGTTTTCGGTTAAATATGCACGTCAAATACGTGATAATGTAAAAGGTCATCTTATCTGCGGCGGTCATCACCCGTCTGCACTTCCGGAACAGATGTTATCTATAGGGTATGACCAGGTTATTATCGGAGAGGGTGAAAATGCAATAATTGACATAATAAACGGAAACGGGGATAAAATAGTTAAAGACACCGAACGCAAATATTTTCCTACAATCAATGATCTACCCTTCCCGGATTACACAGGATTAAACTTCACCGGCGGCATGGGTATGTTAATAATCTCTTCACGTGGATGTCCTTTTTCGTGCTTGTTTTGTGGTTCGTCAATTTTCTGGCATCATAAATGGACAATGCGAACGGCTGAAAATGTTATCGCTGAAATTGAACAACGCAAAAGTGAGGGATGGAGGCAATTTGTTTTTTATGATGATAATTTTCTGGCAAACAAACAACGTGCTTATGAGATATGTTCTTATCTTGACGGGTCCGTTTATTGGGAAGCCGTCGCACGTGCTGAGTCTATTGATGATGAACTTTGCAAGGAACTATACAGGGCCGGATGTAGAAAACTTCATTTAGGTATTGAATCTTTAAGTCAGGATGCACTTGATCGTATGGGTAAGCACACAACAGTCGAAAAAATGCTCAGAGGTGTAGAGACAGCCGAATCAAATGGCATTAATACTATGAGTCTGTTTCTTGTGGGATTACCTGGGGACACATTGCAAAATATTGAAGAGACACGAGCCAATAGATTAAAGAGTAGAATAACTCAATACGGCCCTAATATATGCTGGATACTCCCCGGCACGGATATTTACCGCAAGGCAAAAGAATACGGTTTTAACGATGATGTTTATCTTGAAAGCGGGGTCCCATTTTATACTTATGAACATTCACTGGCAGAACTTGAAACATGGTCGAGGTCAATATGAGAGCAAAGGTCATTAACTTATTTGAGCGTTCTGATAGAATGGAACAGTTTAAACAGAATAACCTTCCGTTTAAATACAGCCGTTTTAATGCTATCAGGAGCGATCCGGGTTGGTTAGGTTGTACTCAATCTCATTTGATGGCATTACGTGAGAGTATTGCGCCTGTAATGATATTAGAAGATGACTGTTTGTTTCTTGAATCCTGGGATGTAGTTCTGCAGGCAATAAGACAACTACCACGTAATTGGGATGCTCTTTGGCTTGGAGGGACTCTAATGAAGGCACAGAAACGTTACTCAGAAAACCTCTTTCATGCAGATGAAATTCTTTGCGCTCATGCAATAATTTTCAAAACAAATCGAATAATTGATTATGTTATTCATAACTTTGATTCGTACCAAACAGACATGCGTAAGACTATTGATGTTTTTTACGCCTATGATGTGCAGCAAAAATTTAACTGTTTTATCACTTATCCGCTTGTAGCAACTCAGAGAAGCGGATATTCAGACATAGAAAAACAGAATGTAAATTATACTCAGATTGTAGAACTTTATAAAGCTCATACCGATGTCAGCACCTAAAGGATTATTTAAAAAGTATCTGAATGATATTTTTATTGAAACAGGAACCTTTAAGGGCGATGGAGTTCAAATGGCAATCGAA